TTTTCCGATCATCGTTTAACACTAACGCAATGGCAATGTCATTTAGCGAAGGTAACAGAAACTATGGTTTGCAAATACTTAACATGATTCACACTCTCTGCCCTGAGTTATACCCGACAATGATTAAGGAGCAAAAAAATGTCAGAAACGCTGATGACGGAAGCCAACCAAACAAATGAAGGTGATACGCAGCAGCCAGTAGACGAATCAATTGAAACGACTACTGACACACAGCAACAAACAGAATCTGCACAGGATCAACAAGATTCGGATGAATCCTCTGTTGAAAGTGAAACTAGCGAATCAGAAGCCCCAGAAGGCGCACCTGATAAATACGAGTTTAATGCACAGGTGGCTGACGCACCAGATGAACTCGACCCCGAAGTTTTAACAGCTTTCGGTGAAGTCGCTAAAGAGCTTAACCTACCACAAGATTCTGCACAAAAAGTATTAGATAAAGTCGCACCTGTAATACAGGCAAGACAAGCCAAAGTAGTTGAAGAAGCAAAAATAGGTTGGGCAAACGATGCAAAATCAGATGAAGAATTTGGTGGCGAAAATCTTAATGCCAATCTAGAAATAGCTAAATCATCACTAAAGGCGTTTGGTACTGATGCTTTAACAAATCTGCTGCAAGAATCAGGCTTGGGCAATCATCCCGAAGTAATTCGGTTTATGTACCGAGCAGGTAAGGCTATTAGTGAAGACGCTTATGTTGGTAATTCTGAAGGTGCTATGGGCAAAGGTTCTGGCATACCGAAAGATTTTAACGGCATAGCAAACGCACTATATTCTAATCAGCAAACTAAATAAGGAGTTATTAAATGGCTACTCTCTCAACCTCAAACTTAACACTAGCGGATTGGGCAAAAAGATCTGACCCAGACGGTAGAGTTCCAATTGTTGCAGAACTACTTTCACAAAGCAACGAAATTCTAGAAGATTGCGTTTTCAAAGAAGGTAATTTACCTACTGGTGAACGTGTAGTTATTAGAACAGGTTTACCTTCAGTTTATTGGAGAGCATTAAACCAAGGTATTCCAAACAGTAAGTCAACAACAGCACAAGTTGATGAAGCTTGCGGAATTCTAGAAGCACGTTCTGAAGTAGACAAAGACTTAGCAATGTTAAATGGTAACACTGCACAGTTCCGTTTATCTGAAGATACTGCGTTCTTAGAAGCAATGAACCAGACACAAGCTGAGACAATGTTCTATGGCAACCCCGGAACAGATCCTAAAAAGTTTTTAGGTTTAGCACCAAGATATGGCAGCCTTTCAGCAGATAACTCTGTAAACGTGCTTAGTGCAGGTGGATCAGGTTCTGACAATGCTTCTGTATATCTAGTTGTTTGGGGTGATCAAACTGTTTATTGTCCTTTTCCTAAAGGATCTAAAGCAGGTTTAACACACGAAGATCTAGGTGAACAAACTGTGTACAACAGCGATGGTACAAGATTACAAGCTTTTGCTACTCGTTATCAGTGGAAAAATGGTCTAGTTGTTAAAGATTGGAGATACGTTGTTCGTATTTGCAACATTGATATTTCTGACCTATTAGCAGGTGCTAACACACAGGCTTCTACTGCATCTACTGCTCTTATTAAGCTTATGGCTAGAGCATTGTACAGAATTCCAAATATGGCTATGGGAAGAGCAGCGTTCTACATGAACAGAACTGTTCACTCAGGATTATCTATTGCAGCACTTGACAAGTCTCAATCTGTATTAGCTATCCAAGAAGGTCTATCACAGTTTGGTACAGCACAAAGCTACTTATCATTCTTGGGTGTTCCCCTAAGAAGAGTTGACGCACTTCTAAATACCGAATCTGCGGTAAGTTAATTTTTTTATTACTAAAGGAGATCTAAAATGATTACAGATAGTCTGCTCAGAGTGAGCGAAGATCAAGCAGTTACTTCTACTGCTGTATCTACTAACACTGTAGATTTAAGTGTTGCTAGAGATGTTGGTGAAGGTACTGCTTTGTACATGAATTTTGCTTTAACAGAAGCATTTGCAAACGGTACTAGCATAACTTTTCAAGTTATAACTAGTGCAAACGCTAACTTATCTAGTCCTGATGTCATTGGAAGTAGTGATGCAATTGTTACAGCAAGTCTTACACTAGGTAAAAACATTGTTGTACGCATCAATCCAGACATTGCTGGCAAAGGTAAAAGATACCTTGGTGCAAAATATGTTGTATCTGGTACTATGAACGCTGGTAAAGTTACTGCTGATATAGTAGAAACAATTGGTGACGGTCAGAAGTATTATGCTTCTGGATTTACCGTAGCTTAATAAGGAGTAACCTATGCCTATTTACAGAGCAAAAGTCAAGTGTTTCGTTGGTCAATCCATGCGAGAAGCTGACGAAGAGTTTGAATATAATGGAGAGTTCAATAGTAATATTGAATTAGTTGGTGGAACTGAACCTGATTTACCTGTGGTGTCTAACACAACCGTATTGTCAGAAGAAGTAAGACCAACTACTCAATCAGTTGATTATGAATCAATGACTAAAGCAGAACTTGAAGTTTATGGTCGTTCTATTGGTGTAGAGCTAGATAGAAGACAAACAAAAGAAACTCTTATTACTAAACTTGAAACAGCTAGTAAATAGGTATTGGTCTTCTAATCGTTTTACAGGGGGCTAGTAGTAATACTGCTAACCTCCTTTTTTTATAGGAGATGTTATGGCAACTGAAATAGATATTTGCAACCTTGCCTTGGCACATTTAGGCGATGATGCAACTATTGCTTCGATAAAACCACCAGAAGGTTCTGCACAAGCAGAACAAGCTGCTAGATTTTATCCTATAGCAAGAAATACATTGTTAGAATTTCACACATGGAATTTTGCTTCTAAACGTACAAGTTTAGCAACTGTTAATAACACAATAGATCAATGGGAATATGCTTATGTAGCACCTGCTGATATGATTACACCGCTAGCAATATTATCTCCTACAGCACAAAATGATTACGCTACAAGAATGTCTTCTGGCGATACACCGGGAGGTATAACATCTAATTTTGCTCCAACAATATTAGCTGGTCACTATACACCACAACAATTTGTAATTGAAGATAATTTAATTTATACAAATCAAGAAAATGCATTATTACGTTATCAATCATTAATAACTGATTCAACAAAATTTTCTCCGTTATTTGTTGTTACTTTGTCATGGCATTTAGCTTCTATGTTGGCAGGGCCAATAATTAAGGGAGATCAAGGAAGGGCAGAATCAAAGCGTTGCACAGAAATAATGACAGGTTATTTAACATCTGCAAAACAAGCAGACAATTTACAAAGAGATGTAACCGTAGAACATATCGTGCCTTGGACATCTGGGAGGTAATTAATGCCAAATACACGGACATTTCTTAAATCATTTTCTAGTGGTGAAATATCACCAGAAATGGCAGGTCGTATTGATGACAGCAAGTATCAACAAGGTGCAGCAACAATGCGTAATTTTATTGCTAAACCACAAGGGCCAGCAGAAAACAGACCGGGGTTCTTTTTTGTTAAAGAAGTAAAAGATTCTACGAAACAAACAAGATTAATACCATTTAGGTTTAACGTGTCGCAGACAATGGTTATAGAAATGGGTGAAGAATATTTCAGATTTCATACGCAAGGTGCAACTTTGCAATACACAAATGGGTCAGCATGGAGTAATAGTACCAATTATTCTATTGGTGATATAGCACTATATAACGGTGTAAATTATTACGCTAAAACAGCACATTTAAATAGCACACCACCTAACTCTACAAATTGGTATGCGTTACCTTCTGATATGACATATGAAGTGCCGTCACCATATCAGGAATCAGAATTATTTGATATTAAATTTGTGCAATCTTCTGACGTTATGACGTTAGTGCATCCTAATCATGAACCAGCAGAACTAAGAAGATTAGGTGCAACTACTTGGCATTTTATTAATATAGATTTTACGGCAGCAATATCTGCACCGGGAGGATTATCTGTTAGTGCATATATGCCTTCTTCGGCAAGTAACAACTCTGATACTAACGAAGACCATGTATATGTAGTAACTGCAATAGCTACTGATGGAGTACGAGAAAGTGCAGCATCAAGTACTGCTACTGTGTCAAATAATATTTTTGTTACAGGAGCTAAAAATACTATTACATGGAACAAAGTAACAGGTGCGTCACGATACAGAGTGTACAAAGAACAAGGTGGATTATTTGGATTTATAGGAGAAAGAGATCACGATTCATCAGGAAATCCAAGTACATATAACATTGTTGATAATAATATTGCACCAGATTTTGCTATAACACCTCCAAGATACGAAACTATATTTTCTGGTACAAATAATTTTCCTAATGCTGTTTCTTATTTTGAACAACGTAGAGTTTTTGCTGGTACTAATAACGAACCTCAAACAATATTTATGACTAGGTCAGGTACAGAAAGTGATATGTCATTTAAATTACCAATACGAGATGATGACCGTATTAAATTTAAAGTTGCTGCTCGTGAAGCAAACAGAATAAAACATATAGTACCACTGACGCAATTGTTATTTATGACAGAAGCTGCGGAATGGAGAGTAACATCTGTAAACAGTGATGCAATAACACCTACGTCTATAGCAGTAAAACCACAATCGTATGTAGGAGCTAATGATACACAACCTGTAGTTGTTAATAACAGTATGGTTTATATTGCAAGCCGTGGTGGTCATGCAAGAGAACTAGGATATAACTGGCAATCTAATGGTTTTATTACTGGTGATTTATCTATAAGAGCAGCACATTTGTTTGATGGTTTTGATGTTACAGATATGACACTAGCTAAAGCACCAACACCAGTTGTTTGGATGATTAGTACAAGCGGTAAATTAATAGGTCTTACATATGTACCAGAACAACAGGTAGGAGCATGGCATCAACATGACACTGACGGTACATTTGAGAGCGTTACAACAGTAGCTGAAGGCAGTGTAGACGCAGCTTATTGCGTAATTAAAAGAACTATAAATGGCAATACAAAAAGATATATAGAACGTATGGGTACAAGAGATTATGCGTCACAACGTGATAGTTTTTTTGTAGATTCTGGTAGATCTTATAACGGCACAAATACAAATACAAACCGTCCTATAGGATTAATTAATAGCGGAAATGGTTTTACAAAAGGTAGTTCTGTAACTTTAGAATTTCCATCAAATTTACCAGCATTTAAAGTTGGCAATAATGGTTTAACTACAGATTTAAATGATGCAATAGTAATTGTAGATGGCACTGAAAGATATAGATGTGATATTACAGCTATTGCAGATGACCATACTGCAACTGTCAAACTAGATAGAGATTTACCAAGCAATTTACAACAAACTCCTATAATATCTTACGAAATAGCGGAAAAAACATTATCTGGGTTAAGTCATTTAGTAGGCAAAACAGTAAGCATATTAGCTGACGGTGCTGTACATCCAACTAGAGTGGTAGATAATAATGGCGGTATTGTCTTAAACCGTGCATCTAGCGTTACTCATATAGGTTTACCTTATGTATGTGATTTGCAAACTTTGCCATTAGCATTGCAAACAGAAGCTGTTGGTCAAGGTCGTGTTAAAAATTTAAACCATGCTTGGCTACGTGTGTTTGAAAGTTCTGGTATATTTGTTGGCCCTACATCAGAAAAATTAGTAGAAGCAAAACAACGTACGACAGAACCGTATGGGTCACCACCAAATTTAAAAACTGAAGATATAAAAATAATGCTTACTCCTTCTTGGCAAGATTATGGTCAAATATTTATTAGGCAAACTGATCCATTACCATTAACAGTTGTTGGAGTTACCTTAGAAGTATCTATCGGTGGATAGTGTAACCGTAAACCGATAAACTGTTTGTATAGTATAAAAATAAATAGGTGTTGAACTTATGGCAATAAATTGGAAAAGTTGGGATACAGTAGGCGGTGTAATGTCAATAGGCGGTACTGTAACAGGTATTATTGGCAATATTGCAGCATCCAACAGACAAAAATACGAAGCAGAAAGTGCAGGGTTAAATTTAGAACATCAAGAAGACATGGCAAAAATAAATGCCGATATGTTGGAGATGGAAGCACAGCAAGTATATAGAGCATATAACAGACAAATAATGACTAAGACAATGGCAGCAGGGTTAAAAGAAGGAAAAGCTAGAACAAGTTTTGCTGCAAGAGGTGTACAACTTGGATACGGTAGTGTTGCTAATGTTTTTGCATCGGATGCTGTTATGAGAGAACTAGATAAGATAACTATGAATAGTAATAGAGTAAGGGCTGCAAACCAAATGAGAACAAGAGGCGTGCAAGCTGATATTAGGTCAGATATGTTAGGTGTATCAGCAAGTAATATGTTTGCTACCGCATCAACTGTTAGTCCATTTTTAAACATGACCAGCACGCTTATGTCGGGTGTTGGTGATTTTGCAGCAAACGAAGGTTACGGATTTTTCGATAAAAAGTAACTAATTATGGCAACAGTACCTTTACAACAAACACCTACAGAACAAATAAATACTGGTGGAACACCATTATTTTCTGCAACTAATATACAGCCAGTTCAAGATACAGGTGTTGCACAAGATATAGGACGTTTAAGTAATGCACAAAAACAATTTGCAAAGATAGCAGCAGATTTACAAGATCAGCATGATGACATTAAATCTAATGAAGCATATAGAGGTTATCAAGAAGAAGCAGATGTAAAAGTAAATGAATATTTAAACCTGCAACGTGGTGACGCAATAGCAACAGTAGATTATGACGAAGAAACAAATAAACCTATAACTGCATATGACAAATTAGTAAATGATTTAGAAGAAATATCTAATAAATATTTAGAAACATTAGATAACAATAGTCAAAAACAAATATTTAACAACAAATATTCTGCGTCAAAACGTATATCAGTGAATAGTGCTAGTAAACATTCTCTTAAACAAAGCAGATTAAAATTAAATGAAGAATCTGAAGCAAACGTAAATATGGCTAAAAAAAGATCAATTAATAATTTTGAAAGTTTTCAAGAAGAAAATGGAGATTACCAAATTAGTTATTTTGCAGGGATTTTAGAAATCAAACGTAATGCAGAATTAAATGGTCGTAATACAGATATAACCAAAGGGCCATTAAGTTCTAAATATTTAGAAGATGTACAAAAATACAACGATGAAGTAATGAAAGGTGTTGTAGACGAATTAGTAAAATTACCCGGTGGACATCAACTAGCAATGCAATATGTAGATATGCATAAACCAAAAGAAATTAAAAATGTAGTTACTGAATTAGAAATAAAAATTGCAGAAAAACATAAAGATTATAATGGTGAAAAATGTGTTAATGGTGTTTTAACTGCTAACGGTAATCAAAACACTGGTAGTTTTTTAGATCAAACAAAAAAATTAATGTGCCTTAAAAGCAATCATTATGAAAATGATGGCACAGGTGCGTCTGTTTATGATGGAAATCATAGTGACAAAGTAGAAGTTGCAGGTCAAACGCAAGAAAACAATATTGATACCTTAGAAAAAATAAAAAACGAATCAAAATTTTATAAAATAGATTCTAATGCAACATTAATAAATGAACATCAGACAACACATTTATTTGCTATACAACATTTAGGTGTAAAAAAAGCAGACAGTTTATACACAAAAGCTAAATCTAGTCTTGACATAGATACAGCTAGATACAAAGAAGATGCAACATATGCAAAACAAATTAACGAAAAAATAATAAATAACTACAACAAATTAATTTCTGACGAAGCAAATAAAATATATGGACGTTTTGGTGAGGGTGAATTTGCAATTACTATTGCCAACGATTTAGAAATAATTAAAAAAGGTATTAATTACGATGGTGATTTTACAAGTGACGTAGATTTTATTACAGGATTACGTCCGTTAGAAGTTTTAAAAGCAGAAATAAAAGAAACAATTACAGATCCTAAACAACAAAAATATGCGTTACAAGATTTAGAAATTAAATACAAAAAAATTAGTACTGAACGTACAAAAGTTTATAACGAAAGTTTAAACGCTGCAAAAGAAATAGCATTTGCAGAAGAAGGTGGTTGGAAAAATTTAGAAGCTAACGGAATAAAAATAGAAAACTTTAGTGAAAGCGATCAAGAGTTATTAAAAAAAGGACAGCCAAATGAAACTGACGTGCTTACATATGCTCAGTTGATTGACAATCCTAAAGAAATAAGAGATAACTTACCTTCGTATATGCATACGATATCGAAATCAGATTATTTAGGGTTAAAACGGTATGCAGAAGAGTTACAAAGTGAAGATAAATATATAGAAGCTAACGGCAATAAAGATTTAATGAAAGATGTTATGTTTAAAAACGGTTTTGAATGGGTATACAAGTCTAAATTTGGTGGTAATGCAGCAGATTTTGGAGCTATACACACAGAATGGGTTGATAGAATAGATTATGCACAACGAATATCTAACAAAAAATTAACAAGAGAACAAAAAGTTGAAATATTAAACAACGTGTTAATGGATAAAGTTAATTTACAAGGTACTTTTGGTTTTGGTAAAGAAAAAAATACATTAACAAGTACTGTCATGCCTGACAGGTTAGATGATTTATTTGTCAAAGTAAAAGTAAAACAAGAAGACGGAAGTACTAAAACTGAACAAATATTTACATCAGAAATTACTAAAGAGGTAAGTACCGCAATAATGGGTAGTTTGTATAGACGTAAATTGCCTATGAATCAACAAAACATAGCAGAAGAGTGGGTTAAGTTTGGCAGACCAAAAACATTAAAAGAAGCAGAAGAATTTATAAACGCAAATTTAAATTATCAATTAGCACCCGAAAATTTAAAATAGTTATGACATCATCTAATGCATTTGACAATTTTTATAACAACAATGAAAGGCTAATACAATATGCTCCTAGTCAAAATTTAGGTGAAAACTACAATGTTTTTGATAGATATTATGAAGCAGAAGCAAAACAAAAAGATAAAGAGCTAAGAATTTTATTAAATTCTGCTGCACAAAATGATCCAGACGGTACAGGAGAAGCACAGCGATTAGCAAAAGAATTAAATTTACCAGACGGTATGGTTATTAATAGCAATGAAACATTAGATTATTTAAAAGAAAGAGCAAGGCAACAAGATATAGAAGCAAGAAAACTTGCAATGGTAAATCCAGTTTTAGCTAGGCAATTGCGTGATCCTAATTTTGCAGCTATAGCATATGACAATATTCCAAGATTAGCTTCTAACGAAAACATTTTTCAAAGTATTGCATCTGTACCAGAAGACGCATGGCAAGGCATACGAAAAGGTGTATTAAGCAGAGAAATGGGTTTTATTGCTCAAAGATTTAAAAATAATAATGTTCAATTTAAAGATTTAGAAACTGGATTTGATCTTAATTATGTGCCAACCGAACAAGATATAAAAGATTACGAAAGACTAAAACAAATAAGTGAAACAATAAATAATTTCGATTCTGATGGTGTTGGACTTATAGAAGGAGCATCTTACTTTGTTGGACAATTTGGTTCATCAATACCAGAAGCTGCATTAACAGGTTATGCTACATGGCAAACAAAAACTTTAGCTGGTGCAGGTATAGGATTTTTAGTACCTGACGGCCCAATAATGTTTGGCGGTGAGGCCGTAGGTGCAACTATTGGTAATTTTGTAGGTTTGTTTACTGGTTGGAATGCATTCCAAAATAAATTAGCGTATGACACTTATATGGTAGAAGGTGGTCATTCATGGTTAGAGTTACGAGAAAAAGGATATGGCATTAACGAAGCAAAAGTAATTGCAAATACTGTAGGTGGTACTAATGCACTTATAGAAAGATATGGTCTAAGTTTAATTGCACCTAAATATAGTGGTGCATTATCAGGTGTTAAAGGAATGTTTACACGTTCTGGAATAGCAAAAACACCATTTGCTAAAGCTTTACAGAAAAGATTGTTTAGACAAACTGCAAAAAGTGCTTTAAGTAAATCTGGATTAAAACTTACATACAACGCAGCAACACGACAATTTCTTAAAGATTATGTGACAGTTTTAGGTACAGAAACTGGACAAGAATTAGCACAAGAAATGGTTGCAATAGCTGGAGTTAATTTATTTGCTGATTTAAGTGAAAAAGAAATTCAAACAATTAGTGCAGAAGAAATAGGAGACAGAATTTTTTCAACATTAACAGAAACAATGAAAGGCATGATTTTGTTTGGATTGATAGGGCCGGGTATGACATATAGCAATAACTGGAGTAAAGCTTCAAGGGCTAGAAATACTACCTCTGTTTTAGAAAAATTAACACAAATCACAAAAGACGATAAAACAAAAATTAGAAATCCAGATAAATACGGAGATTACACGCAAGCATTAGCAGATCAAGCAGGTATAACTGATTTTTATTTTGATGCAAATACATTTCAACAACAATTAGATAACAATCAAATTACTAATGAACAATTAGAAATGTTTTCGCCAGAATTATATAAAGAACTCCAAAATGCAAAAAAAGAAGGATCAGTAGGCAAACTTGTAAAAATTCCAACAGGTAAATATATGGCTAATATTTCTGGTACAAATTTAGGTAATTCATTATTTCCACATTTAAAAGTTGGTGAAAAAGAATACAGCCAAACAGAAATGGCAGAATTTTTTAAAGATCAACCAGTACTTTTAGCTGCTGCAAGAGAAGCAACAAATCAAGCAAAAACTGAATTACTTGAATTTCAAAGTGAATCTAGATTAGTAAAAAAACAAATTGCAAAACAATTAAGAAATGCTGGATATATAGCTAAAGAAGCAAGAGACATGGCAGCATTGCCACAAGCGTTTGCAGAAGCATTTGCTAGGCGTTTAGGTATTAAACCATTAGAATTTTTAAATCAATATCAATACAATATACAAAGGGATACACCAGATAGAAAATCGTTTAACGCACAGTTTTTTAATCAAAATGGCACGATAAAAACTGAAACAGATTTATTTAAAAATTGGTTTAGAAAATCTAAACTAACTAATTCTGACGGCACACCACAAGTTTTATATCACGGCACAACTGATAGTTTTGATCATTTTGATTTAAATCATCCTAATAGATATGACTCAGGATTTGCAGGTACTGGTGTGTATCTAACGCCTAATGAAGGATTGGCAAAAATATATACGATGAATAAAAGCATAAGAGCTAAAGGCGAGAAAAAAATAATGAAATTATATGCACGATTAGAAAATCCAAAAATTGAAAATATAGATATTAAACCAGACATGATGAGAGGTGGTAGAGCAAAAGCAGATGCGTATCGAGATAAATTAATATCTGAAGGTTTTGATGGAGTGACGCTTGTAAATGATGCTGGAGAAGTTGTAGAAGTAGTTATTTTTGATGTTAATGGTGTTAAGTCAGTAGATAATAATGGCAATTGGTCTAACGAAATAAATAATATATATGAGCAACAAGCATTAGAAACTTTTGAACAAAAAGCTACACAAAAACAAGGCAAACTAATACCACAAGCTTTATATCAAATATCTAATTTAAGAGAAAGTTTTGATTTTGCAAAAGGTAAAACATACAATACTAATCGTGATTTTAAGTTAGCATTACAAGAACGTGTAATAAAAGAAGCTAAAAAAGCTAAAGTTGACGTTAAAGAATTTACGGCAGAAGTAGAAAAATATCTTGTGCAAACTGTTTTAGAAGATGCAAAATTTGCATTAGAAGAAAACGCAAATGCGGTTGGTTGGTATAACGAAAAAGTTACAAAAGCTAAAGCATTACTATCTCTTATACATCCAGAACTGGCAACAGATCCTCAAGCCAACTTTGCTTTTACTTGGGCATTAGCTAATACATCTAACGGTATTAAAGTAGATAAAAATTTTGAACTTGCAGAACAAGCATATAGTTACTGGGTAGAAAACAGTGAATTTCCTACAAATATAGGTATAGGTGACGCAAGCGATGCAATAAACCGAAATTTTAAATTGTATAACCGATTAATTAAGGAAAAAGGATTTGAAGAATTTGAACAATTTATGAAGACAACACACACGGTAAAAGAAGTTGAAGCGTATACAAATGACGAAGTATCTGGGGAAACAAAAGGCGAAATTGTATATGGTGCTGCGGTTATGGGGCCAAAAATTGGTAATGGATTTTTTGCAAATCTATATGGTAACTATGAACAATTAACTATGGATAGGTGGTTAATGCGTACATGGGGAAGAATAAGAGGTGAGTTAGTTATTGACTATACAAAACAAGCAAAAGTAAAACGTAGTCAACTTAAAGAATTAGTTAAAGCATTGTCTTTACAAGAAAAAAAATTATTGTCAGAAATTATTGGAGTAAAAGTAAAATTATCAAATTTAGACGAGGTAGGTGTTGCAATACAAAAAGCAAGTACAAAAAAAGCAAACAGAGCAAGAATGAATGAAATAGCAACAATTACAGAAAAGCCAGAAAGAAAACAGTTTTTATTAGATTTACTAGGCAAACCACAAAAAAGATATCCACACATAAGTCTTGGCGGTGAAATAAGAAAAGGCGGTAATGCGTTAGCTAAATATTTAGATGGTCAAAAAGAAGCTCCAAGTGGTGCGCCAGAAAGAAGAAATATAAGAAAAGTTTTTAGCCAAGTGTTGGCAGAGTTGCAACAAACCGAAAAAGATCTTACAATGGCAGATCTACAGGCATTGCTTTGGTATCCAGAAAGACGCTTGTATGATGCTGCTAAACTTGATTCACAAGAAACAAACACAGGTTACGAAGACAACGAAGCACCTGATTACGCAAATGCTGCTGAAGCTTTAGCTAGGCAACAAGGCGTATTAGACGCTGACATACAAACCACATTACAGGAGGTAGACAATGAACTCAAACGTCAGGCCATTGAGCGCACAGGAAGAAGTGAATCTGGAGAAGGAGGAACAGGAGGAGTACGAGAGATTGATACTTTCCAGCAACAAAGAAACATTGACGAAACCACAGGACTTCCCATCAACCCAGACGGAACTGTCACTGTCTACCACCACACCAACAGAAGAGCAGCAGAATCAATTAAGGCCACAGGTCAACTCAGAAGTGCTGGAGAACCTGATGTCTACGTTACCACCAGAGCTATCGCAGATACTGGGTATGGTGATACAGCAGTTGCCATCAGAGTCGAACCTTCTAGACTTAGTCTCGATGATGAATTCCCAAATGGACGAAAAGATTTCCGACTCAATGTTGGAAAGCCTAGAGGATCTATTCAAGTAAAAACAGGAGAATTTTTAGAACAACAATCATTTGATGGGCCAAGAGGTCGTTTTGATCCAAGTACATTAACAACTTTATTAACACAAAAAGCAGATTTTTCTACTTTTGCTCATGAGACAGCCCATTATATGTTAACTGTTTTAGAAAATATAGTTTCTACAAACACTGCTCCACCAGAATTAATTGCTGATTTTGATACTTTATTACAATTTTGGGGTGTTAAAGATTTAAAAACATGGCAAAGTTTTGATTTAAATCAAAAAAGAAAATATCACGAATCATTTGCATATAATTTTGAACTATATTTGTTTGAAAAAAAAGCACCAAGTAAAGGATTGCAAAAATTATTTAGGCAATTTGCAAGGTTTATAAAAGATGTTTATCAAGATGTAAGCACAAGATTAAATGATTTATATAGACGAGAAACTGGTCAAGATTTACCAATCTTAACTAATGAAGTTAGAAGCGTTATGGATCGTATGTTAGCTACTGATGAGCAAATTATACAAGCAGAACAAATATACGACATGAAAGCTATGTTCCAAACACAAGAACAAAGCGGTATGAATGATGCGCAATGGGCAGAATACACGGCAGCGTTAAACGAAGCAGAAGAAGAAACACTAGAAATAATGGCGCAACAAAGTATGAGACAAGTGCGTTGGATTGGTAATAAAAGAAAATTACAAACAAAAGAATTTAATAAGCAAATAGAAAAATTATATAAAACAGAACAAGCAGAAGTAACTAAAGAAGTTTTACAAGATAAAAGATATAAAGCATTATTGTTTTTAAAACGTGGTGAAACTGTAAACGATCAAGGAGAAAAAATTAAAGTTGAAGGTAAATACAAAATATCAAAAAATAGTTTACAAAAACTTGTGCCATTTTATGACATGGCTACAGAAATAAAACAATTAGGAACAGGTAAATATGGAATGGTTGGCAACGAAGGACTTGATGTAAAGGTTGTTGCAGATATGTTTGGTTTTCCAAATTCGTTAGCAATGATTGACGCATTATTAGAAGCAAAACCAATAAATGAAACTATTACTGAAATAACGCAACAACGTATGTTAGAAAAACATAGTGATTTAGTTGATCCAAGAAAATTAGAATTACAAATACAAGAAGCTATACATAACGAAGCTAGGGCTAGGTTTGTAGCTGTAGAGTTAAATACATTGTCTAAGGCAATGCGACCAATACCGTTTCAAGTTGAAGCAGCAAGACAAGTTGCTAAAGATGTATTAGCTGATAAACAACTATCTGAAATAAGACCATCAGAATATACTCGTGCTGAAGCAAGAGCTTTAAAAGAAACTGAAAAAGCTATGAAAAAAGGTGATACAAAAGCTGCAATAAAAGCAAAACGGTCACAATTAATTAATAACCAATTAGCCAAAGAAGCAATTGAAATACATAAAGAATACAACAAAGCTATTAGAGAATATAAAAAATTTTTTAAATCAGACGAAAAACTAACAAAAAAGGGTAAAAGCCAAAGAAATATAGATTACGTTAATGTAGGTCGTGTTATTTTATCTTCTTACAATCTTGGCCCAACAGTAGAAAACGCAGATGTATATATAGAAAATTTAAGATTATATGACGAACCATTATATACAGAACTAGAACCAATGATTTTAAATACAAGAGCAACAAAAAATCAACAGGGTCTAAAAGATTTAACATACGATGAATTTTTAAGTTTTAATGATTTAATGGAATCATTATGGTATCAATCACTTCGTGATCAACAAATAAAATTAGAAGGTGAATTAGTACAAATACAACCAATAATTGACACATTAAATAATAGACAAGATGTGATAATTAATAGAAGCAAAAAACTTAGAGACAGAAGAGATAATCCTATTGGTACAACACAAGCTGTACCTAAATCGTATTTATATAATAAATTTTTTCTAGAATTTAAAGCAAAATTAAGACGTTTTGAACCTTGGGCTGATGAAATGGATGGTGCAAGTAATGTACAAAAAGGTACTGGGTCAGCAGTATTAGAATTAAAAGGCGGTAAATTAGGCGATTTTTATAACACATTATGGTTTCCAATGAAAACAGCATTAGATGAATATAGAAAAGCACAAACTGTATTTACAAAAGCTTATTCAGATTTAGTTGCTTCTGTTGATTTTGGCGATTCAGAAATAATTGCTAATGAATTTGAATTTGTTGAAGAAAAATCCAGTGCATACACATTTGGATCAGAAAGTAACGGTAGGGGTAAAGTTGAATTATTAGGAGCTATGTTGCATACAGGCAATGACAGCAATAAAAAGAAATTATTACTTGGCAGAAGATGGGGCAAGCTTAACGAGGATGGATCGTTAGATACAACACATTGGGATGCGTTTGTTAAACGTATGATAGATGAAGGTATATTAACTAAAAATGATTATAATTTTTTACAAGCAGTATGGGATTTAAATGAAAAAATGTTGCCACTTTTACAAAGAACACATAGAGATACTGAAGGATATTATTTTAAAGTAGTTAAAGCAACACCTATACTTAATAGATTTGGTGAATTTAGAGGAGGTTATGTACCTGCAAAAGGTGATCCTAATATGACAGAGGTAGATATTAAAGAAGAAATAAATACTATGAAAATGGAATTTAGAAATTCATTGCCAAAAGTAGAAAACGGAATGACTAAAGGTCGTGTTGAAAATTTTTATCAGCCATTGTCTTTGCATTTAGGTTATATGACTAAACACATAGATGATTCATTGCGTTATGCCTATGTGCAACCAGTATTGCAAGACACTTTAAAAATAATAAACAATAAAGAATTTACAAAAAAACTTAAAATTATAGACCCTGTTGTAAAAGACGAAATGATAATGCCTTGGTTAAAAGCAGCAGCTACACAAAAAACATATGCTCCTTCTGGATTTAGTCCAAGTTTTGACCGTGTTTTACAAACGCAAAAACGAAGAGCAGGTTTAGGTATTATGTTTGGTAATTTACCTAACGCATTTCAACAACTTACTGGTTTATTCCCTGCATTAGTAAAAGTAAAACCAAGAAATTTAAAAAACGGTTTAATTACATATATGAAAGATAGAGAAGGAACAATGCAAATGATTGCAGAAGCATCACCATTTATGGCTGATAGACAAAAAAATTTGATATTTGATATACAAGATAGATTAAATGAATTAATTATAAATCCAAATAAATTTCAAAAAATGCAAGATTGGGGAAAACGTCATGGATATTTTTTACAACAAACATTTCAAGGAATAGTAGATTCTATTGTTTGGATGGGAACTTATAACCAAGTACATGAAAATATGCCTTCTAATATGAGTGATGCGGACGTATTAAAAGAAGCAATAAAACAAGCAGATGCAAACGTGCGTATGACGCAAGATAGTTTATTGCCAGAAGACAGAGCAGCATTTCAAAACATGAATCCAATAGTACAATCAGTAACTCAATTTACTGGTTACTTTAATATGATTGCAAACTTAGGTTATACACAATATAGAAAACTTGCAAAAGAAGAATTAGGTTTTAATAATGTAGGCAAAAATTCTGAACAAATATTTTATTTATATTTATATTCAGTAATTATGCCAGCAGTTATAGCAGGTATTATTATGCGTGGTTTAGGTGGCAGAATAGATGACGAAGATGATGACGGATATATATTAGATGATATGGCTATGGCAGCATTAGGAGACATTGCTAATTACACAGCAGGTTTAGTACCAATTGCAGGTCAATTAGTCTTAATACCAATTAATCAATTTAATGATAAACCTTGGGATGACGATATAGTATCTAGCCCCGGTATTGAAGCATTGCAAGATTCTTTAAGAAGCGTTGTAAAAATTCCAGTAACATTATTTAAAGAAGGCCCAAGCGGAATAAAAGGCAAACAAATTAGAGATGTATCTACCATGATTAATCAATTTACTGGAATACCAGTTACACCAATAGGCAGAACACTAGGGTATTTAAGAGATGTACAACGTGGTGATGTTACACCTAAAGGGCCAATAGATTTCTTAAGAGGTTTAATTACAGGTAAAAAAGGTACAGGCAAATAAGGTGTGACCGTAATATATAAAGTTACTAGTACTCTTAATAAATAGGTAAAACAGTTTTATTTCATGGCAATAAATACTACGACACGCCAAACTACTGCGTTTACTAGTGGTAATAATTTTGCTTTTGCATTTAAGGTATATGAAGTAGGCGATGTTAAGGTAATAAGAATTACGACTAGCACTGGTGCTGAAGAAGTATTAACCATAACTACACATTATACCGTTACTCTTAATGACGATCAAAACGCAAATCCCGGTGGTACGGTCACGTTAGTTAATAGTGGTAACCCAGTTAACTTAGGTAGTGGTTTTAATATTGTTATTACATCTAAAGTTACACCACTACAACAAACAGAAATAACAAACCAAGGTGGTTTTTTTCCAGAAGTTATTAATGATGTATTAGATAAAGCTGCAATTTTAGACCAACAACAACAAGCCATATTAAATAAAACTATTAGATTTCCATTAACACAAACTGTTGGTGGTTTAGAAATAACAGAGAATGCAGCTAACCGTGCAGGTAAAGTTGTACAATTTGACGGTTCTGGCGATCTTGCAATTTTAGGAACTGTTGATGGTAGAGATGTAAGTGCTGACGGTGCAAAGCTAGATACTATAGAAACTAATGCTAAAGATGACCAGACAGCAGCAGAGATTAGAGCGTTAGTAGAAAGTGCTAGTGACAGCAATGTTTTTACAGATGCGGATCATAGCAAATTAAACGCAATAGAAGCTGGGGCTACTGGCGATTTAAATGCTAGTGAAGTAAAAGCTTTATATGAAGGCAACAGCAACACTAATGTATTTTCAGATGCCCAAGTAAGCAAATTAAATGGTATTGAAGCAGGTGCAACAGGTGATCAAAGTGCAAGTGAAATAAGAACATTGATTGGTAGTGCTAATGATAGTAACGTATTTACTGATAATGACCATAGCAAATTAGATGGAATTGAAGCTGGTGCTACAGCGGATCAAACTTCTGGTGATATAAAAACGTTATTACAATCTGACAAACTAACAGCTAGTGAAATAGCAAACGGTACAATTACTTCTACACAAATAGCATCAGGTACATTAGATTCAAGATACTTTACGCAAGCACAATCAGACGCAAGATATTTCAACATAAGCACTGGAGACACAATTAAAGATGGCGATACATTTCCAGACAACGATACAACAATTGCTACAACCGCAGCTATTAACGACAGAATAATTGATCTTGTAGATGATGTAGGTGGTTTTGTACCCATAGCTAATGAGACAAGTTTTCCTACTGCTAACCCAGACGCAGAAAACGGCACTGGTACTGTAGTTTCTGTTAAGGCAGCATCAACTGATTTAACACCAAGCGGAACTACGGTCACTATTGCTAACGGTGCTGGCACAGGAAACACAGTTACGATCACAGGAGTACCAAGTGTTATTCCATCTGGATACGGATTCTTAGTAGAAACAACTTCTACATTACATACATACACATTTCATAGACTTGTACCAAAAGCAACAGAAGTAACAACTGTAGCTGGCAAAGCTACTGAAATAGGTAGATTAGGTACTGTTGATGCCGTGGCAGACATGGCAATATTAGGCACTACTGATGTAGTAGCTGATATGAATATGCTTGCAACGACAGACATTGTTGCAGACATGGCGTTACTTGCAACTACTGATGTTATTGCAGATATGGCGTTGTTAGCTGTATCAGATGTCATAAGCGATATGAATGATTTGGCTACGTCAGCCAATATTACAGCAATGGCAAATTGCTCAAATAGTATTTCTAGTATTAATAACGCATCAAGTAACTTAAATTCTATAAATAAGTTTGGTAATACATATCAAATATCAGCTAATGACCCGACAACTGATGGTGGTGGCAATGCACTAGCTGAAGGTGATTTATATTTTAATACTTCTGCAAACGAACTAAAAGTTTATAACGGCAGTTCTTGGCAAGCAGGTGTTACAGCTACAGGAAACTTTGCAACAGTTACTGGTAATACATTTACTGGAGATAACAGATATAACGATGGTGTAAAACTGAATCTTGGTACACACTCAGATTTACAAATTTTTCATTCAGGAACTAACTCTTTTATACAAGATAATGGAACTGGTTCATTGTTAATTGGGTCTGGTAATACTTCTGGTGCTGGAGTTCGTATCAGAGGTAAACATGGTGAAGAATCTATTGTTGCTAATAGCAACGGAAGTGTACAACTTTACTACGACGCCAATAAAAAGCTAGAAACAACTTCAACTGGAACTCTAATTACAGGACAATCAAAGGTTGATGTTGATACTAACCTAAACAGTGATACTGAATATAACGGACAGGACTTTGGTTTCCTAGTTTCTTATGACGGTGGTTTTGACGCTAACTCTGAAGGTAATGGTATTTGTTTTGCACAACAATATGCTAATAGTGATTCGTCAACAGTTAGAACTGGTGCAATTATTGGATATAAACAAAATGCTAATGGTAACTTTGGTGGTGGACTCAAGTTAAAAACTCAAAAAGGTGGTGCTAATCCAATGGGAACTGCATTGCAGTTGGATCAAAACCAAAACGTATTGATACCAAACGATAACGCAAAGCTACAAATCGGTGCTAGTCAAGATTTAGCCCTTTATCACACTGGATCTGGAAGTCGAATTGAAAACCTTACTGGAACATTTAGTATTAGTAACGCAGCTAATGAAATACAGATTAATAAAAGTAATTCAGAATATATGGCACGTTTTATTACTGACGGAGCAGTAAAGCTATACTTCGACAACAGTAAAAAGTTTGAGACAACTTCGGAAGGTGTTACTATTACAGATAAATTAGGTATAGGTACAACAGCTACAAATGTTGGTCTAGAAATATCAAGAAATACTCAATCGGGAATAAGAATAACAGATACGGCTGTTACTGATGCAA